AAACGGCGGTCACGTTGTCTCTGTGGCTACAGCCCGGCGCCGTTTGCGTCGGCCGTAGCTCCCACGTTATGCAGCACCAACAGCCGCGTCCCACTCGCGCCGCAGCTTGTCCAGAATCTCGGCGTCGTGTGTGCTGATCGGCTGACCCACGCGCTGCGCGAGATTGAAGGCCACATTGCCAAGCTGGCCGCCCACAGCCTTAGTGGCAGCGTGTCGCTTGTCGCAGCCGGCAATCGCCAGCGCCTCAACGCGCTGCGCAAACGCATGTACGGTGCGCCCGGTCGGTGCGCCTTCGGGAGCGCCGCGCGTTACGTCGCGCCATTCTCTGTTCGCAGTTTTCCTGTCCATCTTCCATCTCCTGTAGTGCGCCACCAGGGCGCTGCATAACTGCCCGGTCGGCGCGACGCCCTACGGCTGCGCCTACGGTCGCGCGAAACCTATTCGTTAGCCGCCACTGCGCTGGTGCCGGCCAAGTAATCGCGCCGACTCACGCGCCACGCGCCCACGATCACAATGCGTCGCTTCTTGGCCCGTGACTCTGCCGCGAACTTGCCCAGCGAACCGGCCACGAAGACATTGGCGTGCATGCCGTCGATCAGCAGGTGCACCAAGTAGTGCGGGCCGAGCCTACGCAGAATCCAGGCAATCAATTCGCACTCCCTTGGGTCTTGGCGATGGCTGCGCCGCCTTCGACCTTCTTGAACTCGACCACCCACACCCAGGGGTTCGCGCCCCAGGAGCCGGGGCCGTTGATCGACTCCCACAGATCGCGGTAGGCGGACGATGCCGTGGCCATCTGCTTCAAGCCGCTGACTGCATGTGGGCCTCCCCAGAAGTAGCCGTTGTGATTCATGGTGCAGCCTTCGGCCTGGGCATCCGCCTCGCTGATGTCCTGCAGCCGCTCGACGCGCACGCCGGCGACCTCCAGGGTGATGCGGCTGGCGGCGCGTGGCATGTGGATGGCCGGCGTCCAACGCTTCTTCACGCCCAGGGTGTCGCCCAAGCGGTCGCCGTGGGAGTAGGTTGCGCGGTAGTCGGTCTCGATCCAGGGCTGCGTCTGGCCGTCGATCTTGGCGAAGGTCTCGCGCACCCACAGCCGGTCGCCGGGCTGGCCGTAGGGGCACCGAACAGGCGGAAGCGTCGGGCTAAATGCTTGGTACACCGCCCCGCGCACCCTGATCGACAACCCGCCTCGGTTGAAGTCCAGCAACTCGCATGGCTGGTCTCGCATGGCCCGGCGCGTCTGCGTCTTCGTGCCGGCCAGGATCGCGCGCACCATCGGCGCGCTGAAAAGGATGGGGCGCTCTTTCATGGCTGGCCTTTCAGGGTGGCGCGCTCGGCTGGCGTGGGGTGGGTGGCAAGTTGGTCGATGATCGCCAGCATCCGGCGCAGCGTCCCGCCGGGCAACGTCACGCGCTCTTTCCCGTCATTCAATTGCATCGTGCCGGGCGCCGGGTTTTCGGCTGACGAAATGGCCCGCTCGACAGCTTGGCGGTTGAAATACGGTGCCGGCTGCTCTTGTGCGGGCGGGTGGGCGGCGAGCATCAGGTCAGCGGCAAACAGCGCAAGCTGGTCGCGGGCGCTCCCATGGTCGGCGTAGGCCCCGGCGCTGTATTCCGCCATCTCTTCGTCAATGCGCGCCTTCAGCCAGTCTTGCGCCACCGGCCCGGCCTCGGTCTTGCTCATGCTGACTCCGCAAACAGCTCGGGCTGCTGCATCTGCGCGTTCAGCCAGTGCAGGCGCTGGCCGATCTGCATGCCGCGCATCGGCTGCAGGACCGTGCACCACTTGCTGACCATGGGCGCCCACGTGGCGTAGCTCTCGCCGGCCAGCAGCGTGACTTCGAGCCGGTCCACCTCATGGAAGCAGGCCAGCGCGTGCAGCTGCGCCGCCACGTGTTCGGCCCAGGCTTCGCGCTGGTCGGCGCTCAGGCTGGCCATCGACGTGTCATAGGGCGCGAGCTGGCTGTGATTGACGATCAACCCATAGGCCGCGCTGAGCACCTGCCACTCGTGGCCCAGCGTCTCGGCATAGGCTGCGGCCTTCCTGAACAGCGGCGAGCGGTACAGGTCGCGCGCTGGTGCGATGCGGCCCAGCTTCTCGGCGCAGCAGCCGACGAGGGTGAGGCGGTGGGTGCTCATTCCTGCGGGCCCTCGGGCTCGGCCCAGTGCGTCACCTTGCCGGCGACCAGACCGCCGCTGGCCGCGCAGTGCCAGCCATCGGCATCCAGCCAGCCCGCGTGCCAGTCCGTGCTGCCGTCGGGCTCGCGCACCCACATCAGCACCGTGCAGTCGGCATCGGGCAGCGCGTTGGCCACGGCGTGCCACTGCAGGGCCTGCATCACGGCCGCGCTCATGCCGGGTACTGCGCTTCATACGCAGCCGAGAGTTGGGCCAGCTCGTCGGCCGTGAGCACGTCGCGCGCTTCATCCAGCAGCAGGGCCGCGGTGTCGGCGCTCGTCGCGGTCTTCAGCTTCTCCAGGTACTCGGGCAGCGGCGAGGCGTGATCGCCAGCGCCCGCGCCTGCCTGGTCGTGCACGCGCACCAGGTCGCCATCAAGCACAACGTGCTGGCCCGACTCGGCGGCGTTCGACACGTCGATGGCGTTGGCCAGCTCGATGCTCGCGGGCATGTACTTCAGCACCTGCAGCAGCGCCACCTTGCGCGCGTACATCTCGAAGTTGTTCTCGCTGGCCTGGGCGTAGTGCCGGCCGCCCACCTTGTTGTAGGTCTTCAGGTGCTTCTTCACCTTGGCCCGCGTCCAGACCTCGATCACGGCCATGGACGCATCGCGCACGCGGCCGATGGCGTAGACGTGGGTGAACTCGTCGCCGCCTTCCTCGGCGCCGTCGCCCGGCACGTGGCGGCAGAACGGCGCGTCGCCGAGCTGGTACTCGAAGCGGTCGCCCGGGTACACCACACCGGTCCAGACCGTGGCGCGGCCACTGCGGGCCACGAGATCCACCAAGCCCTTCCAGCCGGGCACGAAGGTGCAAGTGCCCTTATAGGGAATCAGGTAGCCCTGACCGTTGATGCCGGGCTCCAGGCCGAGCTGCGCGGCCGTCATGATCGAGCCGGCGATGCTCTGTGGCGTGCACTGTTGCAGGTCGGCGTTCGTGCTGAAGGCCGTCAGCGCCAGGCGTGCCATGCGGTCGGCGTTCATGTGCTTGGGCAAGGCCAGGGCTAGTTGCGGCTTCAGCTTGTCCATGAAGCCGCTGAACTTGGCGATGGGCGTCTCGGCCTTGTTGCCGGTGGCCACGGCGCGGAGTTGTTGGGTGGTCATGGGTCAGTCTTCCTTCACGTTGACCAGCCGGAAATCCATGTGGCGGCTGGCGGGTTTCTCGATCACTACGGCCTTGGTCTTGATCTCTTTGCGGCGGTAGGCCTTGCCGTCGCTGAACTTCAGGAGCGCTGCGTTGCCCATCTCGGCCAGCAGGTGGGCCTTGGCGCCGTCGACGACGCCCTGGTACTTGTCCACCATCTCGGCGGCGGTCTGCAGCACTGCGCGCCAGTGCTCGTGCATGGCGGTGGCTTCCAGCGTCGTGCCATCGGTGCCGGGGTACAGACGGCGCAGCGTGTCCAGCGTCTTGCTGTCGGCGTAATCCATCGGCGGGCGCAGGTTCGCCCGCACGTAGCGCTGCCAGAACTCCGCGGCCTTCTCGCGCATGGCGGCGATGGTTTCGTCGTCGCGCTCGACCACGTAGGGCCGCAGGTCGTCGCCGATCAGTGCGAACACGCGGCAGCGTTCCTTGCGCCGGATGCCGAGGCCCCACTGCACCTGGGCCACGTAGTGCAGCGGCAGCTGGTCGGTCTGGAGATCGCCCCACTCCTTCGCCTTGAAGGGGTGCACCGTCTTGATTTCGACGTTCTCGTCGATGGTCTCGGCGTCGATCTCGGCTGCGAAGTACGGCACCTCGGCGTCGACGTAGCGCTCATTGCGCGCCACGATCTCCAGGCCGTGCTCCTCGCGGATCATGTCCACGATGTAGGGCTCCAGCCGGGTGCCGCGGGTCTTGGCCCGGGCGTTGTGGCCGTCTTCGCGTGGCGGCGTGGTCTTGTCGAGCCACAGGTCGGTGGCCGTCTTCCACGGGCTGATGCCGAGGATGGCCGCGATGTCGCTGCCGCCGATGTACTTGGTGCGGTCGGGCGTCGGCCCAAGTACCGCCAGCCGGTCGGGTGCGTTCACAGGGTCTCCAGTGGTGGGTGAGGTTTCAGCAAAAGAACGCCTGCCACAGCGCGGTGAACACCGCGGCGGCAGAGGCGGCGAAGATGGCGAGCACCAGGCGGCCCTCGGCCTTGGTCATCGGGGGCCGGCGCAGCTCGTCGCCGGTGTCGGCGCAGCACTCGGTGCCATGGCGCGGCGGCACGCAGTCGCACAGCCGGCCCTGGTTGCACGCTCCGGTGCAGGTGCTGCTGGCCGGCTGCGGGTCGTAGACCTCGCGCAGGGCTGCGGCGCAGTCAGCAGCGCGGCGCTGGGCTTCGTTCAGTTCGTGCGAGCGGATGAGGTTCACAGCGAGGCTCCGATCAGCAGGCCGATGAACACGCAGCCGGCCACGCACACAGCAGCGCGCAGCACAGCCCGCGACGGCGCGGGGTAGAAGGTGATGGGGTTGGCGTGCTCGCGCGGCCAGGCCTCGGCCAGCGTGCGCGGGTAGCGGCGGGTCGTGGGGCAGCTCACGCCACCAGCTCCAGCGCGCCTTGTTCCAGCGCCGCGATCAGGCCGGGGCTCAGCACTTCTCGGGCGTTCCACCAGCCCATGCCGGGCAGGAAGACATCGGTGATGCGGCCGGCGTCGTCGACGGCCACGCGGAAGGTGGCGCCGCCGTAGGGCAGCGTGAGTTCGCGTCCGGTGGCAGCCATCACGCAGCCCTCCGCATCCGAAGCTGCGCCAGGCGCCAGGCCGCGGCCTTCATCGGCTCGTCGGCGATGTGCTCGCGCACCATCTCGCGCATCAGGTTGACGGCGCGCGTCACCTGGGCCGGCGTGCCAGTCCACAGGAACATGGTCAGCACGTCGCCCGGGCAGTTCTCGCGCGGCAGGCCTTCTTCGTCGGTCCACTCGCTGGCCTTGAACTGCGCGCCGCGCGGCAGCTTCCAGGCCTTGGTGAGCGCGGGGCAGGCGAAGGTCTCGTCGGCCAGGCCGTTCTGCTCGAGCGCGTTGTCGGCCAGCCCAGCCAGGGCCTTGTCGAAGGCCTCGCCCTGGGCCTCCAGAAAGTCCGGGTGCGCGCCCACGATGGGCGGCAGCTCGGCGGTGCGGTAGGTCTGCAGCACTGTTGCTCTCCCGGCGCCGCGGAAGTGCGACGCATGGGAAGCAATGTACCGCGACCGGTACGGCGGTGTCAACCGCTTCCGGTACAAATAGTTTGCGGCGGCTGGCGCCAGGACGAAAAAAAGCCGCCCGGAGGCGGCGCGAATGCGAGGGCGGGTTTACCGCGCCTTGCCTGTCATCAGCCAGCGGTATGCCGGCTCTGCGGCGACGCGCAGGAACAGGCCGCCCAGCAGCAGGCGGAAGGGCCAAGCCAGGCTGTATTCGCAGTAGCCCTGGCCGGCCGCACAGGCAAGGCCGTCAAGAAGGGATGTCCAAACTCGCGCCAGCCAGTCGTCTTCCTGCAGGCTGGTGCGAAATAGCAGCCACCAGCCGAACCATGACGCCGCGCAGGCGATCATGACGCCGCCTATCCTTTGTGATGGCGTGCGCCCCAGAAGAATCAGAATAGGCCCCACGTTCCGCGCATGCATTCCACCCGCGCAAGGGGGTCGTACTTCTTGCGGCGGATAACCGTGCCGCCAGGGGTTGGCAGCGTGCGAACCTCGCCCGTCATGCGGCCAGGGCGTGCGGTTTGTCAGACGTGTCGCTGGCCATCAGAGACTCCAGCCGCGCCAGGCGATCCTCCATCGAGCCAGGCCTGACGAGATGGGGCAGCGCGGCCGGGTCCAGGTCGGGCACCAACAGCTGCCACACCTCCAGCTTGAAGGCCTCGGCCAGCGTGTGGAGGCTGCTGATGCGGGTCGCTGCCTCGCCGTCGCGTATGCGCTGCACCGTCCCGCGGCCCAGCTTCGTGCGGGCCGCCACCTTGTCCAGGCTCGGGTCGACGTCGTTCATGAGGGCGCAGATGTTGCGCCAGAGGTATGTGCGGGGGTCTGCTGTAGCCACCGGGAAAGGGTAGCCAGCAAGGTGTACCGCGTGCGGTTGCGCAAAGCATACCGGTAGCGGTACACTGGCCGCATGGACACCAACATCCCCAGCGCCGAACAGGTGCGCGCCGCCCTCGGCAACTTCTCCATGGCGCAAGTTCATGTGCTGTCACGCCTCTCCGGGGTGCCGTGGACAACGCTGCGCAAGATCCGCGACGGCGAGACGCCGAACCCGCGGCTGGAGACTGTCAGGCAGTTTCTGCCGCACATGACTGCGGTGCGTGATCTGACGGCCAAGCCCGCCCCGGCCCAGCAGGCGGCCTGACCCATGGCCCGCGCGCAAGTCACGCACAGCCAGGATGCGGTGCAGATCACCTTCGACGGCGACAAGCGCCGGCCGGAGCCGACCACCGCCGTCATCCAGTTCCCCGGCGGCCACGTCGAGGTCAGCCGGTGCAGCGATGGCACCTACTGCGCCCACCTCTCGGTGGTGGGCTCCGCAAACATCGTCGACAGCCGCGTCGACTACGCCCCAGGCACCAGCCGCGACGTGCGGTCCCTGCCTGACGGCGATCTCGTCACCAAGGTGGCCCTGCGCGTCTCCAACGCCGTGCCGCACTTCAACCCGGACGCCTGAACCATGCCGCGCATCCCCTTCGAGATCCAGCCCGGCAGCGGCTGCCCCGGCGGCGTCGTCGAGAAAGGCCCGCGCGCCGGCAAGGCCCTGCCGATGTGCACTACCTGCAACCGCCTGGGCGGCAAAGAGCTGCAGCCCGCGGTGACGATCACGCGCGGCTTCGTGGAGTGCTGCAACTTTCTGGAGCTGGGTGGGCATGCCGGCATGGTCGCCGGTGGTGCCACCGGCCGCGAGACTGCTGATCGTGGGGCTGCAGTTGCTGCCAGCACTCCGATGGGGGAGGGCTGAACCGTGACCTTCACCGATTCACCAATCCCCGCGGGAGATACCGCGCCGGCGCGCACGATTCGCCTGGGCGACCAGTGGCTGACCACCGAGCTGACCGTGCTCCGCGAGCTGTATGGCACCGGTGGCGCGCAGGCCGTGCACCAGCGCCTGCCGCACCGCAGCTTGGCTTCCATTCGCGCCAAGGCTGCAGCCGAGGGTGTGCGCGGCGTTCGGCAGAGCACGCTGGGCAAGCGCTTTGCGCGCATCTACCCGCAGCGCGACGACATAGACATGGCCGTGCGCGAGGGCTACATCCACGCGAAGGCCAAGGGCGACATCAAGGCGCTGGCCGAGCGCTTGGGCCGGCCGGGTTGGTGGGTGCAGAAGCGCGCCGCACAGCTGGGCGTCACTCGCACCAACACCACGCGCCTGGACTCGTGGATGAAGCCCGAGCTTGAGATTCTGGAGCTGTACGCGGCGGCTGGCCTGGACGTCATTGCGAAGAAGCTGCGGGAGGCCGGTTACCGGCGTACGCCCACGGCCATCGCTGTGCAGCTCAAGCGCCGGCAGATCGATCGCACCGACCCCGACCGGTGGAGCGCCACGCAGCTGGCGCCACTGTTTGGCGTCAACCCCAGCACCGTGGCGGACTGGATCGAGCGGCGCGGCCTCCCGGCGAAGAAGTCGGGGCAGGGCATACGCGCTGCGCAGTTGTGCCACCGCAAAGACATCCGCCGATGGATCGCCGCAAACCCGGGCCGCGTGGACCTTCGGCGCGTGGATCAGGCTTGGTTCTGGGATGTGATGTTCGGGGTGGTTGCGTGAACTACTTCGAGCTGCACGTCGGCGACTACGACAAGGCCACAGCGCACCTGACCGGCTGCGAAGACGGGATGTATGGCCGCCTGCTGCGCCGCTACTACGACACCGAGGCGCCGCTGTGCGCTGACCTGAAGGCGCTTCAGCGCTTCGTCCGTGCTCGCTCGAAAGAGGAGCAGCAGGCCGTGCAGACGGTGCTGGAGGAGTTCTTCGTGCTGGAGGCCGATGGCTGGCATCACAAGCGCTGCGATGCTGAGATCCAGCGGTATCGCGACAAGAGCCAGAAGGCCCGGGACAGCGTATCGAAGCGGTGGGCGAAGCGTGATGCCGAGGCACTGCCAACGCACAACGAAGGCAGTACGGAGTCGGTACGACCGGCATACGAACGTATTACGGACGATATACACCGCGCGCCCGTCCCCAGACACCAGACACCAGACACCACTCTTGTACCCAAGGTACAGAGGGTGAGCGCGAAGGGTTCGCGCCTCCCCCAAGGCTGGACCCCTGAACCGGTGCACATGGCCTTCGCAGAGAGCCTGGGCCTGCGCAACGGCAGGGCCGCCGCCGAGTTGGAGAAGTTCCGCGACTACTGGGCCGCACAGCCCGGGCAGAAGGGCGTGAAGACCGACTGGCCAGCCACGTGGCGCAACTGGGTGCGCCGCGCCGTGGAGGCCACCGCTGGCAAGCCCGCGGCCCAGGGCGTCGACTTCGAGGGAGTGCACTGATGCGCGGCCATGAAGCCATCCGGGCCATGCGCATGGTGGGCGCCGCGCCGTCCTGCGTCTGGCTGCACGACGTGCCGGCCTACACCGAGCACACCAGCCCGGGCAAGGGCTGGCAGCTCAGCACGAGCCAGGCCCAGGTCGAGGTGCTGGAGACCGAAGCCGCGCGCCGGCTGGACCTTCGCTTCGCTGCGGAGATGACCCTGTGGGTGCACACGCGCAGCGCTGCCCGGCTGCAGGCCTTGCAGGCCGCGGCGAAGGAGAGCGGCGTGGCCCGGGTGCTGGGCGTGCTGCTGCAGGGCGAGGGCGAGGCCACCACCGTGGCCGCGATGACCGACACCGAGGGCGTGTTCGCCTGGGGAGAGCCGCATGGCCAAGCTGCTGCCTGACAGCATCGACTTCGCGGCCTACGAGCGCGAGACCGAGTGCCAGATCCTGGTCCGCAAGGCCAGCCTGTTCGCCGAAGACCTGGACGCCGAGTTCGAGCCCAGCACACGCCGCCGCGCGCCGGCCATGCGCAGCACGAAGCTGGCCCACGCCATTGAGTTCCGCCCCGGTGAGGTGACGGTCTGGGCCGGCTACAACGGCCACCGCAAGAGCATGTTCACCGGCCAGGTGCAGCTCGACCTGTGCGACCAGCACGAGCGCGTGCTCTCCATGAGCCTGGAGATGCCGCCCAGCAAAACCCTGGGCCGCATGTGCCGGCAGGCTTGCGCCACCGACATTCCGACGCGCGAGCGCCGCGGCCAGTTCATGCGCTGGACCGATGGCCGGCTCTGGCTGTTCGACCACATCGGCCGGCTCACGCCCGAGCGCTGCCTCGCGGTGCTGCGCTACTTCGCCGACGAGCTGAAGGGCGGGCACGTCTTCATCGACAGCTTCATGAAGGTGGTCGAGAGCGAGGAGATCATGGACCAGCAGAAGGCCATGATCGGCAACCTCTGCGACGTGGCCAAGGAAACCGGCCTGCACGTCCACCTGATCGCGCACTGCCGCAAGCCCGCCGGCGGCAGCGAGGACAAGCCGCCCACGAAGTACGACATCAAGGGCAGCGGCGCCATCAGCGACCAGGCGCACAACGTGATCCTGGTCTGGGACAACAAGCCCAAGCGCACCGAGCTGGCCAAGGCCGCGCCGAACCCCGACGTGCACCGCCAGCCCGACTTCATGGTGGTACTGGACAAGCAGCGCAACGGCAGCGTGGAGGGCAAGTTCGGCCTGTCCTTCGACCCGCGCTCGCTGCGCTTCATCGACAGCGACAACGCGCCCATCGACGCCTACGACATGGAGGGCGCGTGATGCCCGAGCTGACCGATCAAGACCTCGGCCCGCTGGCGGCCGAAGCCACGCCCGAAGCCCGGGCCCGCATGGAGGAGCGGCGCGAGCTGTTCCGCATCGCAGCGCAGAGCGCGCTGGACCGCAGCAACGGCGGCAGGACGCTGACGCCCGACGCGCGCCGCTGGGCCACCAGCTGGGCCCGCGTGAAGCCGCTGGGCCGGCCGCTTTCGACAGGAGCAACCTCGTGACCATCTTCGCCATCGACCCCGGCACAACGCAGAGCGGCTGGGTCTTGTTCAACGGCTCCGGCGTCATCGACAGCGGCGTGCACGACAACCACGACGTGCTGCAGTGGGTGAAGGCCGGGCAGGGCGCTGATCTGCTCGCCATCGAGATGATCGCCGGCATGGGCATGACCGTGGGGCAGACCACCTTCGAGACCGTGCGCTGGATCGGCCGCTTCCAGCAGGCCTGGAAAGACCCCGAGGCCGTGAAGCTGGTCTATCGGCGCCAGGTCAAGCAGCACCTGTGCGGCAACCAGCAGGCCAAGGACAAGAACATTCGCACCGCGCTGCTGGACAAATTCCCGAGCACTGGGGGCGGCAAGGTGCCGCAGGTTGGTGTCAAGGGCAAGCCTGGCCCGCTGTACGGCGTCAGCACGCACGCATGGTCAGCGCTGGCGGTCGCCATGACGGCAGGCGCAGCATGAACGGCGTCGACATCCACCGCGCGCACGGCCAAGGGCCCGGCCGCGGGAATCACAAGCCCCGGCCCGACAGCCTGCGCCAGAAGCTGCGCGGGTGGTTTGAAGCGAACCCGGGCGAGCTGCTCAGCATGGACGACATCGCGGCGCGCTTCGACGTCACCCGCGCTGCAGCCGCCAGCGCCGTCGAGACGCTGCGCGCAGAGGGCTTGGTCTACAGCGCCGTGATGGTCGGCCTGGACCCGGAGCGGGGGAGGTGACTGTGGTTTGTAAGCCGATCGGCCCCGGCAACTGGACGCCCATGCTCTTGACCTACGCGGGGCCACAGCTCGCACCGTTCACCGTCGCCGTGGGCGAGCGCTTCACCCTGGGCACTGTGACGTGGCGGATCTGTGAGGTGAGACCATGAAGCAAACCCTTTTCATGCTGGCCGCGGCGCTGCTGTTCCTGGCGGGCTGCGGTGGCGGCGACCCCGACGAGCCAGCCCAGGCCAACCCGCCCGACTGCAAAGCGCGCCCGGAGCTCTGCAGATGAATCTCGAAGGGCGCCAAGCCGTGTGCGACGGGAAACGCCAGCTCGGCGACTTTCCATCCGCCCGCGACTTCGCCACCCTGTGCAGCCGCAACACCGGCGCGCGCATGCAGCCCTACCGCTGCCGGCACTGCCGCTTCTGGCACATCGGAGAGCACATCGGCCCCAAGCACTTGAAACGACGCCCAGCCCGCCGCAGCCAAGACCTGGAGAAGCCATGACCACCGTACCCGTCAACAAGCGCAAGCGCGACTGGTTCATGGTCATCCGCACCCTGATGAACCACAAGATCAGCATGGCCGACATTGCTCGCGCCACCGGCCGCAACCTGGGCGCCGTGAAGCACTGGCAGGCCGGCGGCGAGCCCAAAGAATCCGACGCCCGCATCGTGCTGGCCATGCTGGCGAAGGTCAGCCCCGAGGACTACATGAGACTGCAGAAGCCCTACGAGATCCGCGTGGAGGTCGAGAACGTCACCCAGCCGGGCGAGCAGCGCCGGCTTTCGTTTGTGGAGGTGAAGTGAGCAGGCCCCCAGCGTTGACCCCGGAGCAGCAGGAAGAGGTTCGCCGCCGCTTGGCCGGGGGCGAAGGTGTCCGCGCGCTTGCCAGAGAGTTCAAGGTGGGTGATGCCACGATTCGGCGCCTTTCGGCGCATTCGGCGCAGATTCGGCAGGTCGCCGAAACGGTGGCCGCCGCTCAGACTGCGCTGGCCGCTTTGCCTATGCCGCAGCAGCACGCGGCGCTGTCACTGGCCGAGAAGCTGCGCAGCATCAGCATGAGCTACGCCAGCGCGGCCGAGCTGGGTGCCAAGACTGCGCACCGGTTCCACGCCCTCGCCAACTCCGAAGCGCAGAAAGTGGACGACATCAACCCGCTGTCGCCTGAGTCAATGGAGGCGATGAAGGGCATCGCAGTGCTGACAAAGCTGGGCAATGAGGCGTTGGTGCCGGCGTCCAACCTGCTCGCGGCTAACAAGGACACGGTGCAGAAGCTCAACAGCGAGCGGCCCGAGGACAAGCCGCCGCCCGTCCGGGAGCGGCTGAGCCTGGCCGACTGGAAGAAAGCGCACGGGCTGGCCTGATGTGGACCCCGCAGAAGGGCGCCCAGGAGATCGCCTGGAGCGCGGACTGGTGCGAAGACCTGTTCTACGGCGGCGAGCGCGGGGGCGGCAAGTCCGACCTGCAGATCGGCTTCCAGGAGGACGGCGCGCTCACCTACGGCAAGCACTGGCGCGGGATCATGTTCCGCAAGACCTTCCCCGAGCTGGAGGAGCTGCAGGCTCGCGCGATGGAGGTCTTCCCGGGCGAGGGCGCCGTGTTCAAGACCCAGACGAGCGCCGAGTTCCCGTTCTCCTCGTGCTGGTACTGGCCGAACGGCGCCAGCGTGAAGATGCGCTACATCGAGGCCGACAAGGACTACGGGCGCTACCACGGGCACCAGTACACCGGCATCAGCTTCGATGAGGTGACGGAGTACGCCACCCCGGCCGGCCTGCTGAAGATGCTGTCGACCCTGCGCAGTGCGCACGGGGTGCCCTGCCGGGTGCGGCTGACCGGCAACCCGGGCGGCATCGGGCATGTGTGGGTGAAGCAGCGCTACATCACCGCGGCGCCGCCGCTGACGCCCTACACCGACCCGCAGACGGGCTTCACGCGCATGTTCGTGCCCTCGCGCATGGCGGACAACCAGATCCTGATGCGCAACGACCCGGGCTACAGGAACCGCATCCTGGCGGCCACGGGCGGAAGCGAGGCGCTGCGCAAGGCCTGGCTGGATGGCAACTGGGACATCGTGGCCGGCGCTTTCTTCGACAACATCACGCCCGCGATGTACTTGCCCGCCGGCTGGGCGCCGCCGAAGGCCTGGACGCGCTACCGCAGCATGGACTGGGGCAGCGCGCGGCCGTTCTCGGTGGGCTGGTGGGCCATTGCCGACGATGACCATTGGGCGCCGACGCCGGAGGGCGAGGTGCTGTTGCCCCGCGGCTCGATCGTGCGTTACCGCGAGTGGTACGGCTGCAAGCCAGACGAGCCCAACACCGGCCTGAAGCTGGACGCCGAAGAGGTGGGCCGCGGCATCAAGACGCGGGAGGCCGGCGAAGCCGTCGACGAGCAGCTGTCGGTGGCCGACCCAAGCATGTGGAAGGAGGACGGCGGCCCGAGCATCGCGGAGCGGATGATCAAGGCGCTGCCGAACCTGGGCGGGCCGCGCTTCCGGCCGGCGGACAACAGCCGCGTGCCAGGCTGGCAGCAGGTTCGCGCCCGCATCAATGGCGAGGACGGCCGGCCCTGGCTCTACGTCACTGGCAACTGCCTGGACTGGCGCCGCACCGTGCCGGCCCTGCAGCACGACAAGAACCGCATCGAGGACGTGGACACGGACGGCGAAGACCACGCGGGCGACGACACGCGCTACGCCTGCATGGCACGGCCCATCTCGCGCGTGCCCAAGCCGCGCCAGCTCAGCGGCCCCAAGCCTTTCACGCTGGATTGGGTGATGTCGCAGAAATAGGCGGAAAACCAAAGGCGGCGAGCGGCGTAATGGTCGCCATGATCGAAGCCGCCAACGTCCACCCGAACTACCTCGGTCGCCAGAGCATCAAGGCCGAAGACCTGCGCCGCGTGAGCGAGCCGTGTGTGGTCTTCGAGCATGAATGGCTCGATGACGGCGGCTCGCGTTGCTTCGCGTTCACCGTGGGCGGGTGGCTGGATGGCCGACCGCTGGGCGGGCTGCAAGGCGGCGTGACCGTGGGCGGCGAGGTGATGATCGTCCACGCCGACAGCCTGGACGCTGCCAAGCAGCTGGCCGCGCTGGGCCTGCAAGACACCATCTCGGCGCTGGACGGCGAAGAGCAGGCCTACATTGACGCGCACGCCGCGCTGGCCCGGCTGTCCCAAGTCTCGCCGCTGGTGCGCATGGACAAGGCCGCCGCTGCGCCGGCCGACAAGTCCGACGCCTTCGAGGCCGACTCGGCCGCCATCCGCAAGCTGCGGGGTGATGACATCTTGCTGACCGCCGGGGGCGTGGAGACGCCGCCCGCCTGAGTTCCCTCGGGCGGTGCGGCCCGTTGCTTCGCACCCGGCTTGCAGGGCCGTTCTCTGCCGCGTCACAAGGAACGCATCATGGCTCTGAAGATCACTTCCCTCGGCACCTCTGCGAACACTACGCAGGCCATCAACATCACGGGCAGCACCAACGCCACGCCCATCGTGGCGACGTTCACCGCGGGCCACGGCCTGACGGACGGCAAGCGCCTTGCCATCTCTGGCGTCACCGGCAACACCAACGCCAACGGCATCTGGACGCTGCAGTTCACGGGCGCCAACACGGCTCGCCTGCTGGGCTCGGTGGGCAACGGCACGCACGGCGGCACCGTCCGCGTGGGTGTGGTCAACGATGCCACCCCGCTGATGAAGGGCCACTCGGCCGCGTTCCGCCTGACCGGCAACCATGTCGGCGTGGTGGACCTGGAGGTGTACGGCAGCTACGCCGACTTCGCGGCCGGCGCCAACACCGAAGGCATGACGGCGCCCATCGCGCTGGGCACTGGCGTCACGAACTCTGCCGGTGGCGTGAGCACCCCGGCCAAAAGCACGATCACCACGGCTGCGACGAACCCCAGCTTCACGGCTGAGCTGTCGTTGCCGCTGATCATGCGCGTGGTGCCGACCACGGCCACCAGCGGCACGCTGTCGGCCGTCATCGAGGCCTGATCGGCTCATGATCCAAGCCCCGGCCTCCACTCCTGAAGCGGCGCCCGGCAGCGCCAAGCCTGCACGCGAAATCAGCGAGCAGGACAAGGCGCTGTCGCGCAGTCTGCAGAAGGAGATCGAGGCCGGGCTCAAGGATCGGGACGGCGACTTCAAGCGCTTTGCCCACAACCGCCAGTTGCTGCGCGGCATCGACCCGGAGACGGGGCAGAAGATGCGCACCAACCTGCACTTCGGCAACCTGGCGGCGATGCGGCCGCAGGTCTACGCCAAAGACCCAGAGTTCACCGTGCAGCCCACGCGCGGCGTCACGGATCAGCGCATGCCCGCGGTGCGGGCCTTCGGCGAGACGGCCGAAGCGGTGCTCGAGAAGCTGCTGATCGGTGACGCCAAGCTGAAGCGCCGCGCCAAGCGGCTCCTGACCAGCTGCTACACCAACGCCATCGGCTGGTGGAAGCTGTCGTGGCAGCAGGGCCGGCCTGCCGACCCGCTGATCACCAATCGCATCAAGGACACCCAGGACAACCTGGCGCTCATCGAGCAGCAGAAGGCCGCGCTGGAGTCGCCCCACGCCGGCAACGATGCCGACCTGAAGGAAGCCGAGCTGCGCGAGACGCTGGCCGGCCTGCAGGTTCAGGCTGAGAAGCGCATCGGCCGCGGCCTCGCGCTGGACTTCGTGATGCCCGAGGACATGCTGGTGCTCGACCGGGGCATCTTCGAGATTCAGGACTACGAGCGCGCCGGCAAGCTGGCCCACGGCGTCTGGATGACGCGCGGCGCATTCGAGCGGGAGTTCGGCTACGACCCCGAGAAGGCGCGCGTTTACCGCGACAAGAGCGACGCCAACACCAGCGGCCAGACCCAGGCCAACGGCCAGGACAAGGACCGCGACAGCCAGCTTTTGCGCGTGTGGGAGGTGTGGGACCAGCACTCCAACCGCGTGCATACCGTCTGCATCGGCGACGAGGGCCTGTGCCGCGAGTCCTACTCGCCCGACTGGTGCGGCCAGCGCTGGTATCCGTTCTTCCTGCTCGTGTGGAACGAGGTCGACGGCTGCTTCATGCCGCCTTCCGACATCGACCTCACGCACGAGCTGGTCAAGGAGTACAACGAGACGCGCCAGGCGCTCGCCAAGGACCGCGACGACTCGCGGCCGTTCACGGTGGTGCGCAAGGGCGGCAGCTTGACGCCCCAGGACGTGGAGAGCATCCGCAACCGGAAAGGCAACGACATCATTGCGGTGGAGGGCGTTGGCGGGCAGGCCATCTCGGCCGACATCCAGAGCGTGCAGCTCGGGCAGATCGACCCGAACACCTACGACACCACGCAGGCCCGCTCGGACCTGGAAATGCTGCTGGGCGGCGGCGACGCTGCGCGGGGCAGCGTGCTCAAGGCGAAGACCGCCACCGAGGCGGAAATCCTCAGCCAGGGCCTGCGCGGTCGCAGCGCCGAGCGCACAGACGTCATCGAAGACCTGCTCAGCGAGGTGGGCGCGTATGCGCTGGAGGTGTGCCTGCGCAAGCTGACCCCCGACGAGGTGGCGCGCATCGCAGGCGAAGCCGCGGTGTGGCCGCAGCTCACGGCGGAAGAGGTGTTCGAGCAGGTCACCGTGCGCGTGCGTGGCGGCTCCACCGGCAAGCCTGACCGCCTGCAGGAGCAGGACCGCTGGACGAAGCTGCTGCCGGTCATCAAGGACACGGTGAAGGAGATCGTCGCCACGCGCCAGGCCGGCCAGGAACAGCTCGCGCAGATGGCCATTGCTCTGCTCAAGGAGACGCTGCGCCGCTTCGACGAGCGTTTCGAGATCGAGCGGTACCTGCCGGAGCCGGCTGCAGGCAAGCCGGGGCAAGACGGCCAGCCCGAGCAACCCCAGGTGACGCCGGAGATGGTGCAGCAGGCCCAGGAGCTTGTGCAGCAGCTGCAGGCCAAGGTGCAGGGGCTGGAGGGCGCCCTGGCCGACAAGAGTGCAGCCGATGCGCTGGCGCAGCAGAAGGCGCAACTGGAAGCAGACGCCAAGGTGCGTATTGCGGCTGTGACAGCGCCCATCGAGGCGCAGGCCCAGGCCGAGGTGGCGCGCATCAGGGCGGAAGCGACCGCCGCCGTCGACATGCGCCGCGCCGAGCTGGACGCGATGGCCGGCGCAGACGCCCGAGCCGTCGAGGCGCAGGGCCTGGAGGCGGTGAACCAGACCGTGGCCCAGCTTCAGGCCGGCCAGGAGCAACTGGCGCAGATGTTGGCTGCGATGGCGCAGGCCTCGGCGCAGCCCAAGCCGCGCATGAAGGTGCAGCACCTGGCGGGCCCTGACGGCGCCATTGTGGAGTCGCGGCTGGTGCCGGATGAGCCCGAGCAAGAACGAGAGGACTGAGATGCGAATCGAGTGCAAGACAACTTTTCTGGACGGGCCCGAGCGGTTCGAGGCGGGCGATGTGCGCACCGTTGACGACTTGCGCGCGCACCGCTTCATCGCGCACGGCTGGGCCGCCGAGGTGGGCCGAGACGCCGTGCCGCAGGCGGAAGGCGCCGTCGCGCTGGACATCAAGAACGCCCGCATGGGGCAGGGGGTGAAGCATGGCTAAGGCCGCAAACGATCTGGTGATGGATGCTGCGCTTGATGTGGTGGCCACGGCCACGCGCATGATCGCCTGCAGCGCGCAGCCGACCACGTTCACCGAGGCGAACGCTACCTTTGCCCTGGCCGATGTGACGATGGCCGGCGGGGACTTCACCAAGGCCAACGGCGACACCTCGGGGCGCAAGGTCACTGTGGCCGCAAAAAGTGGCGTGCTGATTGACACCACCGGCACGGCCAACCACGTGGCCCTGGTGCGGGTGTCTGACTCGACGCTGCTCTATGTGACCACCTGCACGAGCCAGGCGCTGACGGCGAACGGCTCAAACACGGTGAACTTCCCGGCCTGGGACATCGAGATCGGCGACCCGACCTGACGCCATGCCGGCCCTGCGCGTCATCTACACCCGCAGCCGCACGCTGGGCAGCGTGCTTATCCGCGCTGGCGCGTGGTGGGGGCCGTGGTCGCACTGCGGGCTTGTGGATGGCGAGCAGGTCATCGAGTGCCTGGCGCTGAAGGGTGGCGTGGTGTGCACGCCGCTGGCCGAGGTGCTGGAGCGCAGCAGCGAGTCGCAGGTCGTCGAGATCCCGTGCCCGCAGCCGGCCTTGGGCTTGGAGTGGGCGCGCAGCACCGTAGGCGAGCCTTACGACTGGCTCGGCGTGTTCGCCATCCCCGCCCGTGCGCGCGACTGGCAGGCCCCGGGCCGCTGGTACTGCAGCGAGCACGTCGAGGCCGCGCTGGCCCGTGCTGGCGCCGACCGCTGGCGGCCTGGGCTGCACGGCATCTCGCCGTGCGCGAGCTACTACAACAAGGGGTGAGCAGTGTTCGGCAACTGGATCAGACAGACCACGACGACGACAGGCACCGGCCCCCTCACCCTGTCTCCTGTCTCGGGGTATCCGACTTTCGCCAATGAGTTCGCGGCCGGGGAGCGCTTCCAGTACCAAGTGCTTGACGACGCCACAGCCGCACCAATCGAGTCAGGCATGGGCTATCTGAGCGGCGGCGCGCTGGTGCGTGAGCGCATCGAATGCACGATGGTTTCGGGCACGTTCGATAACACCACGCCGACCGCTGTGTCATTGGCTGCGGGTACGAAGCGGGTTATTTGTGCGGTTTCTGCGGCCGGCATGATGGCTACCGCAGCGGGCGCATACACGATCAGCGGCGGCTTCCGTGGCTACGGTGACAGCATCAGCCTGATTCAAGGCTTATCGGGAAACCTTGCCCTGGTTGCCAGCCGCGCCTACGCCACGCCGTTCATCGCGCAGAGCGCGAACGAGATCGACGCGCTGGTGGTTCGCGTCACCGTTGCGGGCTCTGCCGGCGCGCTGATTCGCGGCGCGATCTACAGCGTAGGGGCGGACGGCTTGCCCGATGTCCAGCTCGCCTTGTCGGGCACGGCAGATGCCGCGACGACCGGGCAAAGGTTCCTGTCGTTCACTGCGTTCCGGCCCCCGGCTCGCTTCTTCGGTTGCCTTATCGCAACGAACGGCCCCGCTGTCTACTCGACTGCGGGCGGCATCAACAGCAACCCGCTCGGCTTCAATGCGTCGCAGGAGGCATCCGGTTATCTGTTCCTGGCGGGGTCGGGAACCACTTTCCCGAGTTCTTGGTCGGGCGCTAGTGCTGACGTACTCGGGGGCGCAAAACCGTTTCTCGGCGTGAGGTGCATCTGATGGCGATCAACTACACCGAGAAGGGCATCGGCCTGCACGATGCAATCATCGCGGCAGGGCACTCGCTGCACTTTGACAGCGCACGCGGCTGGGTTGCCAGCGACGAAGCGGCAGTGCAGGCCAGCATCGACAGCTACACCCTGGCGCAAGCCAAGGCTGAGAAGAAGTCGCAAAGCCTCGCCATCGCCAAGAGCCTGCGCGACAAGGTCGTGGCCGCAATCAGCCCCGGCGAGATGGCCTCTTGGCCGATCAAGCGCGACGAGGCCATCCGCTACTCGCAGACCGGGAACGCCGCCGACGCCCCGTTGCTCTCCATGGAGGCCCAGGCGCGCGGCATCACGCTCGCCGCCATGATGGCCCGCGTAGCAGCCAACTCGGCCAGCTTCGCGGCCGCAGAGGCGGCCATCGGTGGAGCAGATGGCAAGCACCGTGACGCCATCGACGCCCTGACCACCTTCGAGGCACTGGCCGCCTACAACCTCAACACCGGCTGGCCCGAGATCTAAGTGAGCCTTGGCCTTTCCCCGGTTGGGATAACGCCGCTCGGGCTTGGGCCTGATGCGGCGGGGGGTGGTGGCGGCGCCACGCTCAGCGCCGCAGAAGCAGCTCACGCACACAGCGCCGACAACCTGGTCCTGGTGGCGAACGTCGCCGCGACGCTCGCCGTCGCAGATGCTTCGCATGGCCACGCCGCAGACAGCCTTGCGTTAAGCACCGCGTCCGCCCTGCAAGTCAGCGACGCAGGCCATTCGCACGCGGCAGACGCTCTTACGCTGAGCACCACGGCCGCGCTCGCCGTTGCCGATGCGGCGCACACCCATGCCGCAGACGCCGTGACGCTCTCTGTGGCCGGGCAGACACTGCTGGCTGTCGCCGATGCAGCGCACGCACACTCGGCCGACGCGCTTGCCCTTAGCACCTCCAGCGGACTAGCGGTTTTTGATGCGCTGCACATCCACAGCGTTGACAGCCCGGCCATCGTTTTCAACGGCGCCACCTCTCTGACCGTTGAAGACGCTGCGCACGCACACACTGCCGACGCGGCGCCGCTGTTCTTCTCGAACTCCCTGCCTGCTGACGCGGCCAGCTCGCGGGGCAAGCGCCGCCGTCTGTACCTGGGGCCAGAGCAGCGCGACGAGGAAGAGCCGCAAGCGCCCGTCACCCCGCAAGCGCCTGAGCCCGCTGCTGCCGTCGCGCCCGTTTCTGCGCCTGCGGCCGTTGCAGAGCCCACGCGCCCCGTTGTGCGCTTGGCCGATGTGCTGCCGACGCCAGCCCGACGCCCCGCAGCGCCTGCATTCGATCCGCAGGCACTGGCTGCAGTGCAGGCTGCGCTGGCGGCTCAGGAATCCGCAATGGCCCAAGCCGAAGCCACGGCGATCGAGCAGCGGCGACGCCGCATCGAGGCGCACAACCGCGCCGCCCTGGCTGCTGCTGAGCTGCTGCTCATGGACTGAAACGGGCGGAAAACCGCAGAGGCGGCGCTGCATGCTGTCGGCACCAAAACACCGACACCGATCCATCCGCCATGAACCTGCTGCGCATCCTCCTACGGCTCTTCCTGTCAACCGCCCGCCTCGGCATCGTCGAGGGTGAGGGCGGAGGCGGCCCAGCCTTGGATGCGGGGCCGAGCGGTGAAGCTGCCGTCGCCGATGCTGGCGCAGTCGCGGCCCCTGCAGCAAGCACAGAGCCTGCCGCACCGACCACCATGCTGGAGGCGATCAGCCAGGGCATGGCGCGCGACGAGTTGGGCAGGTTCAAGGGCAAGGAAGGCGCTCCGGCTGAGCCTGCCGCGCCGGGCCAGCCTGCCGTAGCGCAGGCAGCGCCCGCGGCCCCCGCTGCGCCGGTCAAGCCCGACGCGCCGGAAGACCTCACGGTCATGCCCGAGGGCCTGGGCGCCAAGGCGCAGGAGCGCTTCCAGAAGTTGGCGAACGGCATCAAGGAGCGCGACGAGAAGCTGCAGCAAGCGGAGCAGCAGCTCAGCTACGTGCGCGAGACCTTCCAGAGCAACGGCATCACGCGGGAGCAGTTCGAGCAGGCCGCCAGCGTGGTCGGAGCGATCAACCGCGGCGACTTCAAGGCAGCGCAGCAGATCCTGACCGAGCAGCTCCGGCAGCTTTCGCTGATGACCGGCGAGACGCTGCCCGGCGTCGACGCGCTGGCCGAGTTCCCGGATCTGCGGCAGAAGGTCGACAGCCTGCTGATCGACGAGGCCACGGCGCTGGAGGTCGCGCGCCAGCGCAAGCAGCAGTCCGCGCTGCAGCAGCGTCAGCAAGCCCAGCAGCAGAGCCAGCAGGCCGAGCAGGCGCACGGCCAGGCGGTGCAGGATGCGCAGGTCGAGGTCGACCGGTTCTGCAAGCGCATGGCCGCCACCGACCTGGACTACAGCGCCATCGAGAAGCTGCTTCTGCCTCGCATCCCGAAGCTGCTGCAGGGCGTGCCGCCTTCGCAGTGGCCGGCCCTGGTGCAGACGCAGTACGAGCTCATCAAGGAATCCGGGCTGGCCTTCCGCCAGCCTGCAGCCGCTGCGGCCCCAACCGCGGCGCCGCTTCGACCCATGGGCGCCGGTTCGGGGCAACCCAAGCCGACGAGCATGCAAGAAGCCATGTGGGGCCGGCGCCTGGAGGCGTAACCCCGCAGCGCTGAACGCGGCGTCGCGCACCGCACAAACAAGGCCGCGCGCTGGGCCTGGGGCAACCCAAACCGGCGCGGATGGTGTGAGCCCAGTTCACCGCGGGCGTTGGACGTGTAGCCGAGTCGTCACCGGTAACCGTGGGCGAGAGCCCGATTCAACGCATCCCGGAGATTCACCATGCCTTTCACCAGTTCCGAAATCGTCGACGCCGGCAAGATCGGTCTCGACTTCTACCTGGCCAACAAGCCCGTCGACCAGATCGAGGTCAAGCGCCCGATCCTGCAGGCCCTGCAGAGCAAGAAGAAGTCGGCGCCCGGCGCCAAGCAGTTCATCGTCGAGCAGCTGCGCGTGCGCTACTCGTCCAACTTCCAGTGGTTCAACGGCTCGTCCGTGGTGACCTACAACCGCCGCGTCACCAACGAGCAGGCCAACTACGCCTGGCGCTCGTGCCATGACGGCCTGGCGCTGGACGAAGACCGCCTGGCGCAGAACGGCATCATCGTGGTGGACGATGCCAGCGCCGCGCGCTCGGCCAGCGACGCCGAGAAGATCCAGCTCACCAACCTGCTGGAAGAGCAAGCCGAGGCCCTGCGCCTGGGCTTCCAGGAGCAGTTCAGCTACCAGCTGCACCTGGACGGCACGCAGAGCACCGACGCTGTGACCGGCGTGGACGCGCTGCTGTCGCTCACCCCGACCTCGGGCACCGTGGGCGGCATCGACCGCAGCTCGTCGAGCAACGCCTACTGGCGCAACAACGTTAGCACCGGCCTGACCACCACGACCAGCACCGGCACCATCCTCAACCAGATGGAAGTGAACTGGCGTCAGTGCATGCGCGCTGGTGCCGGCGGCTCGCCCGACCTGATCGTGGCCGGCTCGCAGTTCATCGACGGCTACCGCAACTTCGTGCTCAACACCTACGGCCGCATGGACTTCGGCCCGAGCAACACGAAGCGCGTGGAAGGCGGCACCGCGGTGCTGACGTTCCAGGGCGTCGAGGTGCAGTGGTCGCCCGAGTTCCAGGAACTGGACGCGCGCTTCGCGCCGGCCACGGCCTGGGAAAAGCGCTGCTACTTCATCAACACCAACACGCTGCGCCTGCGGCCCCTGCAGGGCCACGACATGATCAGCCGCAAGCCGCCGCGGGCGTATGACCGGTACGAATATTATTGGGCTTTGACCTGGCGCGGCGCGATCACCCTCAACCAGGGAAATGCAAACGCCGTTCTGGCGTTGACGTAAGTTGCAGAAGTGCTGGCGGGCCGTAGAATGCAGAACTTCTGCAACGACCCGCCGGCACCATGCAACAAACCGCCAACGACGCCTTTGAACGACTCAAGCAGCGCATCGAGATTGACGCGAATGGCTGCTGGAACTGGCTTGGGACTGTGACGAAAGACATGTACGGCCGTATGCGTGTTGGAGACAAGGTGGTGGCAACTCACCGCCTCGCCTACGCACATGTGCACGGCCCAATCCCCCGCGGGAAGGTCATTCGTCATCAGTGCGACAACCGGCGCTGCTGCAACCCTGCGCACCTCCTTGTGGGCGATCACGAGGACAACAACGCCGACATCTTGGAGCGCGGTCGCCAGACCGCCCGCCGGGTGTTGACTGCCGAAGAGATCGCGCTGGCCGCCACGATGTGGCGCGCTGGCTCGACCAAGCGGCAAGTGGCAGAGGCTTTGCAGTGCAACTGGTACGCGGCAAGCGCGGCAATCGACCTGATCGACGCTGCGCCCCGCAAGCCAGGGCGCCCGAAAGGCTCGCGCAACCTGCGCCCAAAGGTCAGCGATGACCAGAGGGCCCAGATGCGTGCGCTGTACGAGACGGGCCAGTTCACCCAACAGCAGTTGGCCGAACGCTTCGGCTGCGACCAGACCTATGTGAGCTTGATCGTCAGAGGTCAGAAGTGATGTTTCAGTTGCCAACGCGCCAGGCGGACGCGGAGGTCTTGGGTCGGTGCTCTGTGCCGGCCCCTTTTTGATCCGCCGCCACCAAGGAGCCCAAAGTGCCCGCAGCTACCCAGACCCGAAAGTCCGCCGAGCCGTCGCAATCCATCCTCTCGCGCCGCGTGCTGGTTTCGATCCGACGCGACCAGACCACCGACACCCCGCGCGTTGTGTGGGCCCACGAAGTGCCGCTTCTGCAGCTCATCCACGGTGAGGACGAGGTGAAGGAGGTCGAGTCGAAGACGCTCGACGAGGGCTACAAGGCCAAGGCCAGCGCCGATGTGATGCCCTACAACAAGCGGCAGGACCACATCCGCCCGCCGAGCGAGAACATGCGCCTGGGCTGGGTCTTCATCGGCGACGCGCAGTCCGAGTACCAGCGCCTGTGCGAGGCCTACGGCCGGCACGTCGAGGTGAACCAGCCGAACTGCGAGCACATCTACGGCCGCTTCGGCAAGGGTGATTTCCGCCGCGTGCTGGGCCAGCCCACGCTCGGCGACCTGCCGGAAGACCAACTGCGCGACCTCATCCTGAGCTACGGCTACGCGCTGCCTCTGGTGACTCACGAGAGCAGCGACGGCGAGCGTGTGGCTGCCGAGAAGGCGTGGGCCGAGTTCCGGGGCCTGAAGCATGAGGCGCTGGTCAAGTTGGCTGAAGAAGTCGGCGTCGAGATTGCCCTGTAAGGACTGACGATGGCTTACCGCACCCTGGGCGAACTGCGCAGCGAGGTCATGGCCCGCCTTGGCATGGGCGCCCAAGGTGCGAGCGGAGCCGCGCAGACCCTGATCAACAGTTTCTTGCGCAACGGGCAGGCCCAGCTCTACCGGGCGCAGGACTGGAAGCACCTGACCGACTACAAGGATGTGACCCTGGGCGTTGGGCAGAACCTGCTCGACTACCCGACCACGGGCACGTTCAGCACCGCCAGCGGCTGCGCGCGCGACCAGCGCATCCTGCGCATCGAAACCGAGTACGCAGGCGAATGGCGCCGGCTGCATGACGGCATCGAGACGCAGCACTGGAACGAGATGGACACGCAGTCTTTCCCGGCCCGGTTCGAGCGCTACGCCCAGCTGCTGATCTACCCGAAGGCCGACCAGCTCTACACCATCCGCTTCTGGTTCGTGCGCGACCTGTTGCCCTTCACCGAAGACAACCACGCCGCCACGATGGATGACGAGATGGTGCTGCTGCACGCCGTCACCAACGCGAAGGCGCACTACCGGCACCCGGACGCCACGCTCTACCAGGGCCAGCTCACCACCCTGATGGCCAGCCTGCGCGGGCAGTCCTTCGGCAGCGGGCGCGATGCGGTGTATCGCCGCCAGCCCCTGGCCGATCTGCCGACCAAGCCCGCGGTCGTGGGCCGGGACGTTTAAGCCATGCCGGCGATCACGTACAAGGAGTACGGCGGCGGCCTGGATCGGCGCCTGCCGCTGAGCGTGCAGGACGCCAACCGCCTGTGGACGTTGAAGAACGCCTACATCACCAGCGGCAAGAAGATCAAGAAGCGGCCGGCCTTGAAGGTGGTGAGCACCTCGCTGGCCGGCTCTGTGGGCCTGGAGTCCATGAACGGCGGTCTCGTCGTGTTCACGACCGTGGGCGGCAGCTTCACGCCTCCGCCTGGCGTCGGCGTGTTCCAGCTCAACCCGTTCAGCCCTGGCGGCGGCGTCACCGAGCTGGTGGGCATCAACTACGCCAAAATGGTGCTCGGATTCCCCTACGTGGTGGCGCTGCACCGCACGGCCGTGCCGTTCGTCTATCCCCCGGGCCAGACGGGCATTCCGCGCACAGTGGTCAAGGATGTGCCGCGCCATCACTACCTGGACGGCGGCGGAACCACGCTCATCACCGATTCCAACTGCTCGCACGGCCCCTCGGCCACGTTCCTGACGAGCCGCGTGTTCACGACAGGCCCTGACATCGTGCGCTACAGCGCAGCAGGCGACCCGCGCGACTGGACCACGGCCAGCGATGCCGGCTTTCTGTCGGTGAGCCTGCAGCAGGACACCACGGCAGACCCCACGGGCGTGGGCAGCTTCGAGGACGCGCTGGTGGTCACGTTCCCCGAGGGCGTGCAAATCTGGGACGCCGCAGTCGACCCGACCGCGACTCAGATCCGGCGCCGGCTCTACGGCGTGGGCACGACGCACCCGCTGGGGATGGCCAGCTTCTACCGCGACCTGGTGTTCCCGTCTCCGTTCGGCGTGCGCTCCATCAGCGTGCAGGAGAACGTCGAGCGGGTGGACGAAACGGACGTCGGCGTGCCGGTCGATGAGCTGGTTGTGCCCGCGCAGCAGGCCCATGAGGCGACCTCGGCAGAGCCGGTGCGCGGCATCTGGCTGCAGCAGCTCGGGCAGTACTGGCTGATCTACGAGAGCGCCGGCACGTCGCGCGTGTTCGCCTACAGCTTCAGCCGCTCCAGCAAGCTGGCCTGCTGGAGCGAGTACACCTTCCCCGTCCTCATCAAGGGCATCACCTCTGTGGCCGGCAAGGTCTATGTGCGCAGCGCCTCGACGCTGTATGAGCTCGACGCGGCGACCTTCACCGATGCGGGCGTCGGCATCGACGTGGATGTGCAGATGGCTTTCCAAGACGCCAAGCTGCCAGGCGTCGAGAAGATGTTCTACGGTGCTGACTTCGTGTTCAGCGGCACGGCCGATGTCTCGTACCTGTACGAGCCTTCAGACCCCGGCAAGGAGACGATCTCGTACACCGTGACCGGCGACACCCGGGCGGGGACCGTCATTCCGGTAGAGGTCAGTTCTGCCGCCATCGCGCCGCGCTTCCGCCACTCAGCCGATGAGGCTTTTGGGCTGGACATGGCGACGCTCTACTTCCACCAACTCTCGGCCAGCGTGTGACTCTCCGCGACCTCACGCTCGCCGACGCCCTGGCCGTCTGCGGCGACATGCGGCCCGAGGATGCCGCCTGCGTGCGCGCGATGACGGGCCAGGAGCCTGGCGAGTGGTACGCGGTGGACCGCTGGCGCACGTCCGGCCCAGGCTGGGTGCTTGAGCAGAACGGCCAGCCCTGGGCCATTGGCGGCCTGTCCATGCCTTTGCCGTGGCTTGGTTTGCTGTGGATGGTGGCGCGGCCTGGCCTGACCGGTGAATCGTGGCGAAAAGTGCTGCGCGCAACGCGCAAAGTACTTGCAGTGGCGAGCGATTCCAAGGGGCCTCAGTACGTCCACCGAATTGAGGTGCATGTGCTTTCGGGCTGGGTCGGGGCGGAGCGGTTCGCAAAACGGCTGGGCCTGTTGAGCCTGGAAAGCGTGCGCAGGGGCTGTGGCGCCAACGGGGAAGACGTGCAAGTGTGGGCCTGGGTAGGTCCAGCAAAGGGGGCCTGATATGGGCGGCGGCGGTGGTGATGGCGGTTTCGGCGAACGGCAAGACCGGCAAGATGCGGAGAAGGCGCGGGCGCGGCAGGCGCTGAACGTCCTTTTCGGCGTTGCGCCGGCTGCCAGCACTGTGGACCGCTCCAAGTTCGTGACCAGCACCCCGGGCGGCATGGCTGATGACACGGGCACGGCGCTGCCTCCTGTGGAGAGTTTCGACCAGGCCGGCTATGACGCCGCGGTTGCAGCGCAGGCGCAGCAGGCCGCCGACGCGGAGAGGAACAAGCGCGACCTGGAGGCCCTGTTCGGCTCGGTGCGCAGCGGCGCCTATGACGCCGGCAAGCGGCGCCTGGACGAGCAGAAGGGCGAGGCCGGCCGCCAGCTCAAGTTCGAGCTGTTCGCACGTGGGCAGAACGGCGGTAGCGTGGACATCGACCAGAACGCGCTGCTCGGCCGCACCTACGGGCAGGGCCTGACCGATCTCAGCGGCAAAGCTGACAGTGCTGCGGCTGATGCGCGCGGCAACAACGAGTCCACCCGGCTGCAGCTGCTGCAGAGCATCGACAGCGGCATGGACCAAGGTTCGGCCATCTCGTCGGCTCTCGGCCAGATGCGCGTGAACGCCGACAAGGCCACGTCGGGCGCCATCGGCACCAGCGTGGGCGACCTGTTCAGCAACGTGGGCCTGTTGTACGAAAAGCGGCAGGCATCGCAGGGCCGCAACGCCTGGCAGCAGTACATGCCGTCCGGCTTCGGCACCAACACACGCGGCAGCGCCACGGCGCGCGGCGGCATCGTTTCGCCTTCCTGAAGGAGCAAAGAGCATGGGTCCAGAAGTCGCAGCAGCGGGCGCAGCAGCAGGGGCTGGCGCGTCGGGCATCTCCCCGGGCTTGGCCGCAGCCCTGATCGGTGGCGGCACTGCTGCGCAGATGGTGGCCGCGCGCCAGCAGGGCAAGCAGCAGCGGTCAGTGTTGAACCGCGCTTTCGAGGCCAACGACAAGACCACCGAGGGCGGCACGGCTGATGTGCTGCAAGAGGCCAGCAAAGCGGCCCCAGGCGGCCAGGCGCAGGCCATGCAAGCTGCAGAAGAAGCGGCCTACCAGCGCACGCGCGACGACCTGACCGGAGCGGGGGCAGACATCATCGAAACAGCCGGCGACAACGGCAGGCAGTCCGAAGCCTTCCGCACCGCGCTGGCGCAGAAGCAGGGCCAAGAGGGCGACCGCATGTCGGCCATCGCCCGCGAGTTCGCCCGGCTGCGTGCGCCTGCCGATGTGCAGCGCGATCAAGCCCTGTCCCGCGCCGCGCTGGCCGAGCGCATCGCCTCCACGCAGATGAGCAACCAGCGCCGCGCGCAGGCCGCGCAGCTTGACGCGCAGGATGTGGAGACGCCTTGGTATGGGGACGTTGGCAAGATCGCCAGCCTAGTGGGCACGGTCGGGATGGGCATGGGTGGTGCTGGGGCTGTCACGGGCGGCGCCACCGAAGGCGCAACCGCTGCCACCCTGGCGGGCTCTACCGCAACGCAGCCCTGGTGGGCGATGGCTCCGCAGGCGGCGCAGATGACGCAGCGGCGCCAGGCGGCGCCTACCTGGATGGGGAGGTAACAGCATGGCCGGCTACGGACGCGGAGCCCTGCGGGGTGCTGCTGATGGCATGAGCAACCTCGCCCGCTCGCTGCTGGCCGGTCCCGCCATCCAGCAGCAGGCAGGCATGCAGGAGGCCATCGGGCAGAGCCGTATTGCGCAGGCAATGGCTGCGGCGCAGAAGGATCAGGCGGACGCTGACCTTTTGGTCACCAAGAACAACATGCTCGGCCAGCGCCCCGGCGCGTTGGAGGAGCAGGTTGCGGTGATGTCGGGCACTGATCTGCCGCTGGTGCGGGCTGTGCGCGAGTCGATCCGCACCGGCCGCGCGCCGCAGATCGAGATGGCAGGCCCGACCGAGGACGGCTCGCCGCTGATGGGCGACCTGCAAGTAGCGCCGGAGCAGCGCAGCGCCATCGCGCAGGCCCTGCAGCGCCTGTTGCCCGTGGGCCTGAACACCGGAGACATCAAGGTCGACGATTGGGCGTCGGCGCTGGGCAACTTCGGGGATCAAGACCTGCGCGGCGACATTCTGGCCGGCCGGCGAGATCCGAAGTCCGTGGCTCTGGCGCAGCGCGCCATGAAGGGCGGGGAAGCCTATGCGCCTGCGGAGTACGGCGTGACTGACCTTTTCACCGGCAAGGTTGACGCCACCGGGGCGCCGGCTCAACGCTTCGGCCAGTACCGGGATAGCACCACGGCAGCGCAGAAGGCCAACGCCGTGCAGAGCTACGCGGCGGCGGACAACTCCAGGGCCAGTGCGCAGAAGACGCGGGCGGAGACGGATGCGATGGCGCCCGGGGCTCCGCCCAAGCCTGGGGCCATGTCGGTGGCGCTTCAGAAAGAACTGCTGGAAGCGGATGACACGGTGCAGTCTGCTGCTGGTGTTGTCCGGTCGTTGCAGACGGCCTTGAAGCAAAACGACGCGGCGTATTCGGGTTACTTGGCGAAGCCGCGCGCTGTGCTGCGCAGCAACCTGCCCGGTGGCAGCGAAGCCGCAGACGCGACGATTGACATTGACAACCTCATGACGGGGCAGGGCTTGGAAAGCCTGAAATCCATCTTCGGTGCGGCGCCGACTGAAGGCGAGCGGAAGATTCTGATAGACATGCAAGCGTCTGTTGACAAAACCCCCGCCCAGCGCAAAGCCATCATGGAGCGCGCTATGCAGGCTGCAGAGCGGCGCGCAGCCTACACCAAAAAGAAAGCGGCGGCCATCCGCAGCGGACGCTATCTCACAGAAGGCATCCCGGAGCCCGCTGCGGCGCCTGCGCCAACAGCCGACCCGGCCCCTGTCAGGCGCTTCAACCCCGCCACCAGAAGGATCGAGTAATGCCGCAGCGTGTCGAAGTGCCCGGCATGGGCATTGTGGAGTTCCCGGACGGGATGAGCGATGACCAGATCAGCGCCGCCATCCGCGCGAACATGCCAAAGCCTGCACCTGTCCCGTCGCGCATGGAGATGTTCAAGCGCGAAATCATGGGCTCGCTGCCGGTGCAGACCGCGCTGGGCGCTGTGCGCGGTGCAGGCAGCATCGGCGCAACCCTGATGGCCCCGTTTGACGTGGCAGAGCAGGCCATAGAGCGCCGCTTGGGTGCGCCTGAGCGCGCTGTCAGTCTGAACCAGCAGCGCCGCGACGGGATCACGGGCGGGCTTCAGCAGCTTGGCGCCGATCCTTCCTCGGCAGGCTTCCAGATCGGCAAGGTGGGCGGCGAGATTGCCGGCACGCTGGGGGTTGGCCCCGCGCTGGCTACGGCTGCGGGCGGCACTCGGCTTGCTGCGGCGGCTCCGGGGCTGGTGGAGGCTGTGCGAACTGCGGGCATGTCGGCAGGCGGCGCGAAGGGCGCGGCCGGGCTGGGTTTGCGCACTGTGGGCGGCGGCGTGGCGGGTGGCGTGTCTGCCGGCCTTGTGAGCCCCGATGATGCGGCTTTCGGTGCTGGCGTGGGTGCTGTGCTGCCGGGGGCCTTGCAAGGGCTTGGCACGGCGGGCGCTGCGGTGGGGCGGCAACTTCGCGGCGGAAAGGCCAAGGCTACGGAATCGCTCGCGCGTGCGCTTGACGCGAACAACCCGCAGGACGCGGCGCGCATTGCTGCGCAGCTGCGGCAGGCCCGTGAGCTTGTGCCAGGCTCTAAGCCGACTGCGGCGCAGGTTCTGCGCACCCCGCAGGCGAGCATCCTTGAGCGCGTGGTGGCTGATAGCGCGGGCGGCGTGGCCTTGAAGGAGCGCGAGCTGGCACAGAACGCGGCGAGGCTGGCGGCGATTGAGCGGGTGGCGCCCACAAACCCACTCGGCGCGGCGTCGGCGCGGGACGAGTTTGGGCGCGCATTGTCCGAGTTCACGGCGGCGACGGATAAGAGCATGCGCGCGGCAACCCGTGCGCGCTACCAAGCCATCCCGCAGGATGAGGCGGCGCTGTATCTGCCCGACCTCGGGGCCATCCGTGATGACGTCTTCGGCCGGGGTTCAATCCTGAACCGCGACGGGCTGGACCGCGTGGTGAGCGAGGCGCAAAAGATCGGCACGATGGAACTGCCGGCCATGCAAGCGGCCAAGGCTACGCAGTCGGGCGCCCCGTTGACGCTGGCGCAGGCTGTGCGCCGTGCTGGTGGCGTAACGACGAACGCGGGCGAGCGTGTGGGCGAGCTTCAAGGACTGAAAGGCGACCTGAAGAACTTGATTCGGTCAACCGGTCTTTCTCCCGGCCGCATGGCGCAGAAGATGTATGAGGCGGGTTATCTCGCTGATGACGGCATCGACACGCTGATCGACGCGCTGAAGACTGACGCGCGAGGCGGCCCGCAGTTCTCAAGATTTGATCTGCCGGAACAGCAATGGGCGGCGGCGCGTGACGCGGCGATGGGCGCGGCTCCGGGCGCTCAGGCTGTGTCGCAGAAGGTGACGCTGGGCGAGTTCGACAATCTGCGCAAGGACATTGGCTCCATGTTGCGCGCGGCCAAGGCAGACCCCGAGCGGGCGCGCGAGGCTGCGGCGCTGACGCAGATGAAGCAGGCGCTGGATGACCGCATCAATGAGGTTGTGCGGGGGGACGGCGCAATTGACGAGGTGCTGCCGATTGATTGGGCGAACGCGCTGGACGAAGCGCGCAAGCTGAAGATCGAGCAAGTGAAGACCACCGGCACAGGCCCGCAGGCTGCGGCGCTGGCGCGTGGGCGGGATGGCTTGCCGGCCTACCAAGGCGCAGAACTTGCGCGCCAGGCTTGGTGGCAGGGTGTGCCTCCTGAAGATGTGGCGCAGCTTCGCGTGCTGATCGACAAGAACCCGCGGCTGCTTGAGCAGTTCCGCAGCATGGTCAGCACCGAAGGCGCTGGCACTGCTACTGATGCCGGCCGGTTGTCTGGGAAGTTCGTGCGCTGGGTTGAAAACACGCTGCCGGGACTGAAGGCTGCGTTCGACCCTGAGCAGGTCAAGACAATGCAGCGTGTAGCGCTTGACATCCGCCGCTCGATTCAAGCCGCCGCGGCAGGCTCGGCCAAGGGCTCTCCAACCTACGCAAACGCGAGCAACGCGCTTTCGCTTGGGTTGCTGGATAGCCCGGTGCTGAATGTCGCTGCGAACCGCCTGCCTCTGATCGGGCAATTCACTGGCGCGGGTCTGGACTGGATGCGCGAATCCGCGCGCACAAGCCGCGCGACGGAGCTTGCCAAACTGCTGGCAGATCCAGAGCTGGCGGCCAGTGCGCTTGAAGGCTTCAGGCGTCCGAGCGCCCTGGATCGGCTTTTTGCTGCGCCTGCTTCCGGGCTTGCACTTCGGGCCATTCCTGTGGCGACAACGGTCGACCGGTAGCCCCGCAGTAGATGCCCCACACGAAGGCGCAGACGCACAAGGCGATGAACTTCCAGATCAAGACGTCTGTGTATTCCATCGCCGCAGTCTAGCGCCCCGGCATTCAGGCGGAAAACGCCCATCGTAGGGGGGCACAGTGCTCGCGCAGGAGCGCGCACATGCCACAACCCACACCCTACGTCCCTTCCGTCAATTTCAGCAACGAAGAGGCTACCAACGTAGGCGGCCGATCGACGGTGCGCACTGCGCCGCTGGATGCTGAGCTGGCGAACATCGAGACCACCCTGCGGGGGGTGTTGGCGAATCTGGCGCTGAACCAGCGCGATGACGGGGAAATCAGGGACCAGCGCGTCAAGCTGCCATCACTGAGCCAGGATGTTCGGGCGCTGCTGACGGCCGGCAACGTGACAGAAGCCAACCTGCGCGGGGCGTGGGTGACGGCGACGGCTTTCGTCCGGTTGGACATGGTGAGCCAGGGCGGCAACACCTACATCTGCGCGATTGCGCACACGGGCGGCACCTTCGCCACGGACCTCGCAGCGGGTCGCTGGTTGCTGGTGGCGCTGGGCGCTGCGACTGCGGCATCTGCGGTGCCATTCACGCCTACTGCAACGATTGCCGCAAGCAACGTGCAGGCAGCCGTCGAGGAAAGCGACACAGAGAACCGCGCGCTTTCGGCCGCAGTGCAGACGGCGCTCACTGCCTTCATTTCCAGCCTTGCAGCTATCGGCGGCGCTGGCTTGGTGGGCTACGGCTCGGGCACGACGGGCGCGGTGTTGCGCACATCCCTGGCAAAGATGCGCGACACCTACAGCCCGTTGGAGGTGGGCGCGGTGGGCGACGGCACGACCGATGACTCGGCGGCCATTCAGACTGCTGCCAACTCGGGCCGAGTGGTTGATCTGCTTGGCAAGACTTACAGGGTTGTCAGCAAGATCACGTTCAGCACGAGCAGCACGCACTTCTGCAACGGCCGGCTGCTGTTCGCCGGGGCCAACACCACCAGGCTGGCCGACATCACGGCGGGCAACGTGACATTCGAGGACGTGATCTTCGACGGCAACAACCTGCAACCTCGCTACTCGCTGGTCTACGTCGCTGCTGATGTGCGCCGGCCCCGGTTCAAGCGCTGCGCCTTCCGCAACCTCTACGGCACGGCCACGGGCTCCACGGTGGTAAACCAGATGTACGCGCTCAACGTCAACCCGTACAACGTGGTCGGCTTCGAGATCGAGGGTTGCGAGTTCTTCAACCTGCGCAAACTGAATGACGGCTCGCTAGTTCCTCAGACTATGGGCTTCGGCTTCGTCGGCGGGGTCTGCTTCAACACCGAAGACGGCAGCGACCCGGCCGCATCTCAAGCCACCCCCTCGCAAGGCATCATCTCGAATTGCCAGTTCGACACGATCAAGACGATCTTGGCGACGGGCCTGTCTGACAACGACGTGAGCCTCTACGATGACGGCGACGGCATCCGCACCATTGAAGGCGCGGGCGCGAAGCGGCTGTATGTGGATGTTACCGGCTGCACGTTCCGCAACGTCAGCAAGCGCGCCGTGAAACTGCGGGCCAGCGGCGGCACGTTCAGCGATTCGACCATAGTGGCGAGCCTCGGGGCTTACGGCATGAGCACGCCAATTGACCTCGTAAACGGCTGCTGGGCAGACAACATCCGGATGATTACTTCCAGCGCCTTGCCTGTTTTGAAGATTGCCACGCTGGCGAACAGCGGAGACACCACTAATCTTCCGCTTTCTTTTGGCTTGCGCGGCATCACCTGCGGTCACGCAAAGGTCGGTGTCGAACTAACTTGCGATCCGACCGTGCCCAACATGGCGGGTATGGTTGTGGAAGGCGTGAAGATCGGTGCGTGCAGTGGCCTCGGATTTGTGACTACAGGCGCGACTCCGACCACTCAAAGCAATATGGTGATTGACGACTTCCAGCTTGTTGGGAGCGGCAACAACTGCCGCGCCATTCAAGCCAGTCCGGCAGCAAACGGTTCTGGAGGCTGGTTCATTTCTGCGCTGGTTGCCGAAAACGCTGACATCAAGATCGAAGGCACCAACAACGTCCTGCGCGGTTGCCGTCTGCGCTTCACATCGACCAGTTACGCAGGGTCAAACGCAGGGAGCGCCCTCGTTGAGTTCGGTAGTGGTAAGGGGTTGACGGGTGAATGCGTGGTGGAAGATGTCACCATAGACGCTGCTGGAATAGGCACGGGATATCTGAGCGCTACGAGACAATACCTTACGTTCTTTTCTTGCGACAAGATGACCATCAAGGGTCTGAAAATCATCGCCCCGGAGGGCCTATCTAACGCTTACTCTGCGTTTGAAGGGATTGGCGATGACGTTGTGATTGACGGCTTCGACTACTTCGGCGCGAGTTTCTGCCGGCATGGTTCGCTGGTGGCTTCTTCCCGCTGGACGGTGAAAAACGCGGTTCGGCGTGGTAACGGCGCTTGCTCGGTGCCGTTTTGGAGCCTGGCGGCGGCTGCTCAGTTCTATGAGTTCAGCAACATCACCGATT